TAACTAACCAATCTGGTTTCAATGTTCTTTCAAAGATGAAGGACGCAAACGGTAATTACTTGATTCAACCTAACGTAACTAATCCAGAAATTAACCAAATTGGTGGTCACATTGTACAAGTTATTGCTGACCGTTGGTTACCAGATGTCTCAGGCTCTCACCCACTTTACTTTGGTGATTTGAAGCAAGGTATTACTTTATTTGACCGTCAAGAAATGTCAGTTACTCCAACTAATATTGGTGGTGGCGCATTTGAAACTGATACTACTAAGATTCGTTTCATTGATCGCTTTGACGTTCAGCTAATTGACGATGGAGCTTTCGCAGCTGCATCATTTAAGCAAGTTGCTGATCAAACTGAAGGCACTGCTAATACTGGTAGCACGTCAACCGGTTCAACAAGCAATTAAATGAAGGAGGTGATCAGTAATGACCGCCATCTTGAAAGCTGATGATGAATTTAAGCGAGTCTTAGGATATCTGCCAAATGATGATATGCTTGATGACCAAGTAACTCAGCACATGACATCTGCTCTTAACGCAGCTGAAACTTATGTTCAAGGTGCTGTGGGGCAAGAAAACACGGACTTTTATCAAAGTGAGAACATTCTTCCACTCTATAAACTTGCTTGTTTTGCAATTGCAGCAAACTGGTTTAATCATCCATCATCTGCTGTATCTTCCACAACCGCTAAGGCTATTATTGGTCAGCTTCGTGGTTCATATGATGAGAGTGAGGTGAGCGATGATGGTTCAACTGCAGAATCCTGATCGTTTAACACGACCAATTGCATTTGGCACTATTGATGACCAAGATTATGACATTAATGGCGTGTTAAAAACCACATTTGTACCAATAGGTAATCCCACATTGTGTGGACTTTGGAGCTTAACGACTTCACAAATGATTCAACAGACTGGTAATCAATCCACAAACACTTTAATTGTGGTCGCCCATCATCGCCCATCGTGGGAAAAGATTACTCATGCAAGGCTGAACAATATTGTATATAAGGTATCCAACGTTAATCAGGATCCTTATCGTAATCAGACAGCCTATGACTTACTCACTCTCACTAAAGTAGGTGATAATGATGGCTGATTTAGGTGATAATTTGCTCAAATGGTATGAACAGGTTGAAAAAGCTGCTAAATTAACTCCCACTCAAAAAGCACAGGTTACTGGTGCTGGTGCTAAAGTATTTGCTTCAGCTTTGAAAAAAACAACACCAGTCAGTAGCGAACACTATAAAGGTGGTCGTTCAGTTGCTCATATGAATGAGCTTCACGGCAAAAAGCCTCGTAAAACTAAGCACTTGAGAGATTCAATTACTTATAAGCCAGGCTTTACTTCTGATGGACTCTTCTCTGGAGATACTTCTGTTGGCTTTGATGATAAATATCAAGCTATGGTAGCCCGTTTTGTTAATAATGGAACGGCAGGGATGAGCCAAAAAGAAATTAAAAACATGCACTTTATTGAAAAGGCTCAAAATGAGGCTAAAAGTGAAGTGCTTAAAGCTGAGGCTGAAAAATATAAGGAAGTGATGGGCTTATGACAATTGTTTATGAAATATCTGACGATTTAAATAAAGCAGATATTAAGAACTTAGGTCAAGCTTTTCCTTTTCGAATCCCTCCAAGCTCCTTAGTAAAATACCAAGACAAAGCTTTAATTGCCATCTCTGAAGTGTTGGAAAATCCAACCGAGCATGGCAGCAATATTTATAATGAAATGTCGGTACAGATTCAAGTAAAAATCTGCTATCCGATAGGTGACCAAGTTAATACAGACGCTTTTGAACAATCAATAGCGTCTTTTTTTATGCAAAAAAATTGGCTCAGACAGACAAACAATGGGCATTACATTGACGAGTCTGGGCACGCAGAAATTGATTTATTTTTTAAAAGGAGAATATAAATGGAAATAACAGGTTTAAATGATTTTATCGTGTGGATGTATGATAAAGACGGCAATGTAGTCACTGATCCGACTGCTGGCGGTTTTCCATACGATGGCGATAAAGGCAAGGTTTATACTCAACAGGGTCACGAGGAAATCAAAGGCTTATTTAAGGTAGATTTGCAATCATCACTTGGTGCAACTCAAGCTGACATCACAGGCTTAGCTCCATCAGTATCACGTGTTTATGGTTCTAACTACGTAGCAGAAGTAAACACTGGTACAGAGCAGCCAAGTATTGCATTAGCCGCTAATGATATTCCACATGGTGTTTATGATTTGCTGACTGGTTTAAGCAAAGATACACAAAATGCTGGTGGGTATGCACGTCAAGGCAAGTCTGCTACAGTAAACGGTGGTGTAATTGCTCACTCATACAATACTCATAAGAACATTGATTTGTACTTTGCATTCCCATTTGGGGTATTTATCCCGGGTGAACTCAAAATAGATACTAACACCCAAAACCCTACTGTCACTCATGATGCTTTAACTTTAAACGCACAAGCTCGTAGCACTGACACATTACTTTACGAAAAGTTTTATTCAGACGAGCCAAGCTTTGACTTTGATCAGATGATTCAATTCATTACTGGTGCTACTCCAACAACCGCATCATCTACCACTCAAGGCGCTTAATTAAGTAGCAGGGTGGGTAGTGGTAGGAAAAAACAGTTATTTTATTTGAAAAACAGCTTAAATGCTGTTTTTTTCTTTCGAAAGGAAATTTATATGGCAGCAAAAGTTAATGGTAAGAAATTACATTTATCAACATTTGAGATTCCAACTTCAGGTAAGAACATTCGTAAATGCCTAGTAGCACAAAAGAAATTTGCAGAAGCTGGTGAAGTTATTGATCACGTTAATACTGATGACGATGACTCAATGATTAAAGCACTAGATGCTCAAATTAAATTAATTGATACCTATACAGAATTTTTGAAACCAATCTTGCACTTGTCAGATGAACAAGCAAAGAAAGTAGAAGACTCAGATTTCAATGATGTAGTTAACTTCACTAATGAAGTAATTAGTCAGGTTCTTGGCTACGATTCTGACAAAAGCCAAAAATCAGAAGATAAGTGATGAAGACCCAGCTAGAGCATATGAGCAGATGATCGAAGACTTTGACTATTCAGAGCAACAGATGATACTCAATGCTCATATGTCTGTGGATGAATTTGAAAATACTGATTATTACAGACTAATTGAAATTATGAATGCAAAACCACGTGATAAGCGTCCTAAGACGTTGTGGGAACTTGCAGATAATATGGATAAATCAGAAAGGAGGTAAATAAATGGCAGGAAATATTCCTATGGGGTCGATGTCAACTGAGATTAAGCTTAATGGATCTCAATCAGTTAGAACGCTTAGAGAATTAAAGCAAGCTGTAACTCAAGCTACGAGCGCTTGGAAAGCACAAAGAGCCGAACTATCTACCATTGGCAAGTCAACAAAAGCTGTAGAAGCTAAGTATAAGGGCTTAGCAGAAACGATTAATAAGCAAAAAGATTATATTTCTGGCTTGCGAGAAGCTCAGAAGCACTTGCAAGAAGCACAGAAGTCTGTTGACCGCTCTACTAGAGAAGGTCGGCAAGAATACGGCAAATATAATGAAGCTCTTCAAAAGAATGAAACTAGGCTTCATTCAGCTCAGCAAAAATTAGCTGGATTGGCAAATCAGCAATCTAAAGCTCATAAATCATTAGATTACTACAAATCTGGCTTGGCTGACGTTCAAAAGCAACTAAAGTCCAGTGAATCAGTTGCTAAGTCTTATGTGGTGCGATTAAAAGCAGAGGGAAAAGGTTATGAATCAGCTAAAGCTAAGTTAAATAGCTATAAGAATTCTTTGACTAATTTAAAGAAGCAGCAATCAATTCAGACACAAGAACTCTCTCGTATTGCCAAAGAAACAGGGAAATCAAGTGATGCTTATAAGCGTCAAGAAGTTAGAGTTAATCAAACAGCTACTAGTATTGCAAAACTAAATGGTAAGATTAAATCTAGTCAGACTGAAGTTAACAAATTAAATCCTCGTGGTTTTAATAAATTAGCTAATGGTGCTAAACATGTAACTAATGCGGCTGACAAAATGAAATCAGGTTTTAAACATGCCTGGGATAACATTAAAACTGGTGCAACTGCCGCAGCAGCTGGTATTGGAGCTGTGGGTGCAGCTACAATCAGTGGAGCTAAAAAAGCTGGTAATTTACAGCAAACTTATAAAGAAATCACTAACTTAGCTGTCACTGGTGGTGAGAAACAACGTGAAGCGATTAAAAATGTTACTGCAATGCAACGCCAAGGCCGTGATATGTCAATTAAATATGGCAAATCACAACAGGACATTGCAGAAGCGTTTGAAGATTTAGTAAAGCGTGGTTATACCACCAAGCAAGCTTTAGGAGCTATGAAGACAGAACTTCAAGCCTCAGTTGCCAGTGGTGATGATTTCAAAGATGTTGTATCTGTATCAAGTACTGTGCTTGAATCCTTCGGCATGCGTGCTAAGACAGTTACTCAAATGACCAGCAATACTAAGCGTGCTGTTAATGAATTAGCTTATGCGGCTGATATGACTTCAACAGGATTTAAAGACTTAGGATATGGGATGTCCTATGTCGGATCATCTGCCCATCAAGCAGGTTTCAATTTATCTGAAACCGCTAGTGCGATGGGTATCTTGAGTAATAACGGTTTGGAAGCGTCAAAAGCTGGTACTGGATTAAACCAAGTTATTAACCGTTTGTCTGATGCTACTGGCAAATTAGTCAAGGGCGATAAAAAGAATGCGTTAGCTAAATTAGGCATCAAGCCTAAAGAAATTACTGATTCAACTGGCAAACTTAGAAACTTAGCTACTGTCTTTGGTGTTTTGAATAAACACATGAAAGGCATGACTAAGATTCAAAAGATTAACATTATGAAATCCCTTTTTGGGATGTCAGGTGAGCAAGCTGGATTAATCTTAGCTAAATACAATAAGCAACTTGGCTCATTAAGTAAGAATGTTCTTAAAGCTGGTAAAGATGGTAAGTATGTTGCTGATCTGTCTGCTAAAAATAGTCAAACTGCAAAAATGCAGATGGCTAGATTAAAGCAGGCTGGGGATGCATTTACCATGACACTTGGTGCCAAAATGCTCCCAGCAATCAATGAGGCTGGTAATTCCTTAGTTGTATTTCTTACTAAAAGTAAAGACGGTAAGCGACTTACTAATGACTTTGCTAAAGCTGTGGAAGGCTTAGCAATTGGCTTAGCTAATACAATCAAGTTGATTGCACATCATAGAACTGAAATGAAGATTATTGCAACAGGTCTGGGTGCGGCTTATGGCGTTGTTAAATTAGCTAGCTTAGTTCAGTGGCTTAATAAAACTCGTCTTGCTTTGCAAGGATTGAACGTTGTCAGTCATATAGCTGGTGGCTTTAAAAAGGTGGGAAGTGTCTTAAAAGTTACAGGCTCACTTTTTAAAGCGACTGGCAAAAGTATTGCATTTGCTGGCAAGACAATGGGCAGATCTTTTGTTCACCAACTTGGTTTAATTAGCAAAGGCATCAAAGGCTTAGGATCAGGTATCTTAAAAGCCGCCAAAGCAATTGGCTCCAAAGCTTTAAGTGCTGGTAAGTTAATTGGTTCTAAGATTACTCAAGGAATTAAAGCCACTACTAAATTTAGTATGGGCAAACGTCTAGCTACTGGTGCATTAGCTGGTGCAGCTGTTGCTACTCCTGAAGCTATCAATGCTGTTAAAGATCGTCACTCTGCTAATAAGCGATCACAAGACATTGGTGGTGCTGTTGGTGCATTAGCTGGTGGTACTCTTACTTCAATGATTCCAGTTGTCGGTCCAATGCTAGCTCCCGTGGGCGCAATCATTGGTAAGTATACTGGTAGATGGGGCGGTCAAGCTGTCAATAATTTTACAAAAGGCTGGCAAAAGAACAAACCGCCAAAGAAATTCTGGTCACTTGAAAATCTCGGTTATTCTGCACACAATATGTGGAATGGCTTTATGAAAGGCGTAACCAATACCATCAAGTGGTTTAAGAAAAATTGGAAAGAAGTTGGGCTTTACTTTGTAAGTCCACTCGCTGGTGCTATTAATTCACTTTACAAACACAACAAAGGTTTCCACAAATGGGTAAACAGCTTAGTTAAATCATTTAAAAATGCTTGGAAAGGCATTGGAAAATGGTTTGGTAATATTGGTAAATCTATCCAAAAATCTTGGAAGGGTATGCCCAAGTGGTTTACTAAACTTGGCAAAAACATGTCCAAGGGAATTAAATCGTCTTGGAAAGGCGTAACCAAGTGGTTCTCTAATGTCGGTAAAGATATTCAAAAAGCCTGGAAAGGTATGACCAAGTGGTTTACTAAACTTGGCAAGAATATGGCTAAAGGGCTTAAATCAGCTTGGAAATCTATGGTCAAATGGTTTAGTGACATTGCTGAGGATATTAAAAAAGCTTGGCGTGGTATGACTAGTTGGTTTAGCCATCTCGGTAGTAACATGGCTAAAGGCTTAAAGTCAGCTTGGAAAGGCGTAACCAAGTGGTTCTCTGATATTGGTAAAGGTATCCGTAATGCTTGGCGTGGTATGACTAGTTGGTTTAGCCATCTCGGTAGTAACATGGCTAGTGGAATTAAATCTGGCTGGCATGGAATGACTAGTTGGTTTACTAATCTTGCTAAAAGTATTAAAAGTGTCTTTGATCATTTATGGAGCGGCATTAAAGATGGTGCTGCTCAGGCAATTAATACTATAATTGATGACATAAACGGTACTGGTAAAAATATCAGTAACTTTACTCACGGCAAAATTAAGTTTGGCAAGATTGAACATGTTCATTTCTACCAAGGAACTGGGCCAATTAAAAACCCTATATTAGGTGTTCTAAACGATGGTAACGATTCACCAGCAACGGGTAATCGTGAAGGTTTGCTTCATAAAAATGGTTTATTGGAGGTTCTAAATGGAACTAATATTAAACGTTTATTATTACCTGGTGATGAAGTTATTAAGGCTAGCGATATGGCTAGCCTTTTTCATTTTGCTGATGGTACTGTTACACCGGCAACTAATTTATCCAGTACGCCTGCAGGTTTAAGTAATCAAGGTGGATTAGGTTTATTAATTAATATTACCGATGATATTCTGCAAGCCATCACTGGT